CCGAGGTCTTCGTCTCCACCCTCACAAGCCTTGGCAAAAGAACAATCTGTACAGTCCTCATACACACCGAATTCCTTACTGAAGCACTCAGGCTGTTCTTCTTTCTCCTCAACCTCTGCTTCGCTGGCGTCCTCACCACCACCTTCACAGGCTTTGGCGTGCCCACAAGAAGCACAGTCCTCATAGGCATCGAACTCTTTACCGAAGCACTCAGGCTGTTCTTCACCAGCTTCTTCTTCACCAGCTCCTTCTTCGCCCCCACCTTTACAAGCTTTGGCAAAAGAACAATCCGCGCAGTCCTCATAGGCATCGAATTCCTTGCCAAAGCACTCAGGTTTTTCTTCTTTCGCTTCTGCCTCACCACCACCTTCACAGGCTTTGGCGTGCTCACAAGAAGAACAGTCTTCGTAGTCATCGTATTCCTTACCGAAGCATTCGGGCTGTTCTTCACCAACTTCTTCTTCGCCCCCGCCTTCACAGGCTTTGGCAGAAGCGCACTCGGCACAGTCTTCATAGTCATCGAACTCTTTACCAAAGCATTCGGGCTGGTCCTGGTCACCAAACGGTTCCACAGTGCTGTGTTCATCAGGAACGCCAGCATCCCCAGCGCCTAAGTAAAGGTTCTCGATCTCATCGTAGGACATCACCCGGAGACAGGTGTCGAGGTCAACGGCTTGTTCCAGTATAGCCTTGGGGATGCTGCCCTTGCGTTCCTCAAAGTCTATGCGGTCAGCCTTGAGGAACGTGTTCTCGCCCAAGGTCTCCTCGGCCATCCTCACCTTTAAGGTATAGCCATCCTTCTCAAGCCAGAAACAGTACCAGTCCTCGTCAGCCTTTTCGTCAGTAAGTTCAGCGTTCAGTTTCTTGCTAAAGTTGTGGTAACTGACGTCCCACACCATCACGCCTTCTTCCTCTTTGTCTGGGAAATAGACGTTGAAGAGGTCACGATCTTTGGCGCCGAGGGCCGAGGCCTCTGCCCTCAACCTTTTCGCCTCTTTTTCACCAGCGTCCTTAGCTTTTTTGTAAATACGTGACACTTCTTCACATATGGGACAGGCGAGACCAAAGCTCTTAGGGCAGACAATGGTCTTGTTTTCAATACCCACGTTGCGGTGTATCTTGAAGGGTTTTCTGTACCACTTGTCACCCATATTGACTTGGTCGGGATGGTTTTCTACCGACACCTTATAGGGGACTATGGCGAGTTCCATCCGCTTCGATGCCTCAAAGCGCTCAATCCCGTCAGGCAAAATCACGGTATTGCTTCCCCGCCTTGTGCGGGTCTCTTCGCTCTCGCGCATCTTCTGCCTTACCTGCTCACGTCTGTTACCACCACCCCGTCTTGCTGTCGGGGCACCCCTCTTGACTTTCTTTTTCACTTTCTTCTTTGCTTGTGCCATAATTACTTACGCCTCCTCTTTTTCTTTCCAGTGGTTTCTCTGCTTTGTTTAGCAGTCTTTAGTCTAGTCAAATGGCCTTGTTTGTTTACCTCCTCCCATGACCTATATTGTTGTTGTATGTCTCTTGGCTCCGTTGGCATGGCAAAGTAACCGCCCAAGCCAAGGCGGACAAGATTCTCAAGAGCGGCCTTCCTTATATCCATCGCTCTTACTGCTCCTACTAATACATCGACTTGGTAATAGGCATCAGTGGATTCTTGTTCTGCTGCCTTCACATCTTTATGTGTCGTGACAAGGTTGTTTATGATGTCATTATTAATCTTTATGTCTTTATGCAGATCGTACTCTTTTGTTTTCCCCCGCATCAAATCTTTTCTAATCTTTAAAGCGGTTTCTGCTTTAACAAGTTCTGACGCACTTTTGCATATACCAAGAACACGTTTCGCAGCAGCCAGTAAATCGCTGTACTTCTGATAACGTCTTGGTTGGTCAAGCCATTCAACATCAAGCGAGAGCGGGTCAATACGCACGTCCCGCTCGTAATCATTATTACCCTCATCCCTTCTTCTCATATTATAAATACCTCCTTTTATTAATTATACTTTACCCATATATTACCCATATACGGCCTCATAGCACGCTAGTATTAAGGCGTCACGGCCTAGTTCGTAGAAGGGAGCGCGGGCAAATATGTCGGCGATAAGAAAGGCTTGGGAGTTCTCTTTTTTAGAACCCAATAAAGTAGAACGCATGTAACCTATCACAGCCCGTCTTATGCGCTCGGGGTCTTCATCTAGATTCTTTAGTATGATTGCAACCCTGCCCCATGGTTCTTTCTTAAGAAGTGCTCGGCATAACTTAATTGCTTCAGCTCTTTCTTGTATTATCTGTTTTATGCCCTCTTCCCCAGTTCCTTCCTCAGCCCCTATGGCCTTTTCTAGTAGGATAAGGGCCATGCGCGGGCTACCGAGGCTGTACTCAACTATGAGCCCCTTGAGTGTATCAGATAAGTTGGTAACGCGCTCGCGTTTACAGACCCTTTCTAGGAGCGTTGTGATTGCATCATCTTTTAATAACGTGACACCTAACGCAGTGGCCCGGTTTCTTATAGCGGGGATTAGCTTCTGAGGGTCGGTGGTGGTAAATAGAAAATAAACGTGAGCCGGGGTGTCCTCTAATACCACGAGTAAGGCGTTCTGGGCTTCTTTGGTAAGCATGTGGCACTCATTAAATATCCATACCTTAACATCGCCACCAACAGGCAGTAGCCTTGCTCTAGCAATTATATCCCTAGAGGTATCTATGCCACGGAAGTCAGCCACGTTAAGTTCTTGCAAATCTACTGCACTGCATTTCAGTTCCTTGGCCACTATGCGTGCCAGCGTGGTCTTACCGCAACCCGTTGGCCCGGTGAACATTAAAAAGTGCGGACGTGAGGGTTTGTCTAGTAGACCAGTTAGTGTAGCCACCGTGGCATCGTTACCCATGAATGTTCTTAAAGCCATTGGTCTGTGTTTTCTATACAGGGACATTATGTTCCCTCCTCTTGCGGTGGCGTCCACCCTAATTCAATTAAAGCTTTGCGTACCTGTTCCTCACGAGTGTCTATAATTGAACGCATAAGTACACGCTCCCCTTCTTGTAAATGAGTACCATATTCCTTTAGCTCTTGTAAAATAAGACCATCAGGGTTTACTTTTGTTATAATATGTAAAATCTCTTTCATAACTTATATCCCTCCCTCTTCGAAATGTTTAACCACGCTCAAGTGGTCCATAACCACATCTACTTCGTCACGTTTACGGAGCAATCCGGTATCCTTAAACTCTTTAACCCGTATCCTCAATATACACAGACCCATCATCTTAGCCGCTATTGCTGCGGCGGCTCGGGCAAGTGTATAATCAGTATATAAGAGAATCTGTTGCTCTCCACATTCATCAGTGCCAAGCCAAAGCTTGTCTTGTACATCCCAAAGTCCGTATAAGATTTTATCGCTCATGTGTTACCTCCGCGTCCCGGCATGGCTTGGTGGGCTTGTAACTATCATCTGTATTGAACGTATCGCCACCTCGATAAAAACATGTCCATGCTTCAGCACGCCTATCGCTACTCCATATCCAAGAAAGTGGGCAATGTTCACTACAAATATCCGGCACTTCAACCGCTATCGTTCTCATGCGTCCTCCTGTTCCTGTAATGCCCGTGAGAGGGCGGCTGATTGCTGTGCGGGGGTTGCTGCTTGAAGTATGTCAAATATATCGAACAAGGCTAACCCAAGCTTTGAGCACTCATGTCTTTTTTCGGCATCCTCAAGCACTCGGAGTTTCTCTGCGGCTTCCGTTGTAATGCCTAGTTGAATAAGCAGGCCGATAGTAAAAGATACTTTCAGCCCCGCATCCTCAATCGCCTTGTAGAGTGCGGGAGTCCATGCGGCGGGGTCGGAATAATACTTAATGTTGGTAGGCTTGCTCTCAAATCCCATTTCGCACTTATCACAATGCCAGCCATCATGTGGGTCATGTTTAGGCTCATGCCTACACTCCCCTATCCACTTTGATATACGCCCGTTATCTGTCATCCCTTCCTCCATTCCAGGTATGCTTGCCTGCTTGAAAACATTCATCACAAATATCTTTACCTTTGATATAATGCCATTCTGGTAATGATCTAAGCCTTGCAACGCCCAAGCCCTCACTCCTATTATCAGCACCGTAATTATTACCGCATATATCACAGTACAAAAAGGTTTCTTTCACGAACCCCATATCAACAACCCCTCCCCTCAAGGAATTTCTTAACTGCGGGCACGAGATATTTGCCGTCAAGTAATTCTTGCCTAAAATATGGTTGGTGACTATGCCATTTCAGAAAATCATCGAGCAACCCCATGCCATCCATCATTGCCACGAGTAGCAAGCGGCCTCCGCGCCTCGAAGTAGTGAGGTCGGGGCATCTATGTCCTGATAAGTTTAATCCACATATAGGACAAGATGGGATGGGGTTGGGGCCAAAAGGCCAGCTTTCCCGCATTTCTTTTGTCGGTGGTTCATGCCAGCACACCACCTTAACCATCGCACGCCATTTCGCGCAGGTGGGGCAGGGGATAACGCAATCTACCATGCATATACCTTGTGGCGCGGCTGTTCTACCTGCTGAATGGAATATAAAAGGTCTGCCACAATGAGGACACTCAGGAATCTCCCTGCCTCGTAGCACATCAACCTGATAATTTTCAGGCCATGCCGGAACCTTACCACTCCCCCCACACTTTTTGCATCCGTTAATACTTGCCTCCACCATCGGCTTGAGCTTGGCGAATATTTGTTTGCTATCGTTGGTCATCCTGTCCTCCATTCATGATGTTCGCAATCTGGCATACACTCTTCTGTCTTGCATTGATTACATATCCCTGTATCCTCATCATCAACCGGATGCAATAGATAGCAAGCGGTGAAAAATATGAGGAAGCCCATGAGGGCATATATGAAAGTAGTCATGAGGTGACCTCTGGTAAATCCTTCTTCCTTCTTTGTATAAGGAAATGAGCTGATAGACTCCCGCATGAAAACGAATCTTTACGTGGTCTAGTTGGTTTATCATATGTAACAGTTGCCAAATCTTCTTTCGCTGTCCTTACTACTGCTATTACCTTTCCCGTCAAATGCTTCCCCATTTTATCTCTAAAAGCCTTGGTAGTACGCACGTACTGGCCCACTTTAATTCTATTGGGGTTCCTGCGAAGTGAGTCTTCCTTATTCATATCTTTATCTTCTCCTTCGTCCACCACGGCTGGTTAATAGGAGTTATTTCGGCATCAAGTTGTAGAGGTAATATAATCCAAGGCCACACCTCTCTTATGTCCTCGCACATAATCTTGCTCACTCTAGGCAATAGTTCAGATACCTCATCCGGCACCGCATCAAATATAATGGAATCATGAATTTGACCAATAATAAAGGTATCAAACCCCTCACGTCTTAACATATGGTTGATCTCAATCATCCCCCATAACAGGCAATGGAACGCGGGGCCTTGTATCGGACGGTTAAGGACCTGGTTTCTACTTAGTACCCCACCGCACCTGAAGCCAGTGAGGAGGTCGAACCAACCCTTTCTCATATACTCTTTAAGATGTCGCTTTTTCCACCGCGTGTATTCTTTAAACCTTACTCCCCAAAATTCGTACTCTACATCTTCTAAGTGGTCAACGAATTTTGAAAAGTCTCGTATGCCCTGCTCTCGTAAGTGTTGCATCAGGGGCATACCAGAAACGGTCTTCAACTTTAACTCCTTTATATTATACCATAGCGCCTTTGCACAACTCTCATACCAATCACCATAGAACTGGGGGAATATCCAGCCGTTCTTTGCGCTGTACCGGGTGTCAGGGCTTACCTCTTTTGCTGTAAGCATGTAGATGTCACATGCACTATCCCTATGCATATCGGTAGAGGGGTCGGTTTCATATTTAATCATTTGGGGGTCGTGGTGTACGCAGCAACTTACCTTAACCTCTATACCTTTATGGTCTACTTCTAGGATTTGTCGACCGGGGCTGGGTATAATAGCTGTCCTTACAATCTGCTTCATGTCTTTGTCCCTTATCGGATTGTTTTGAAAATTAGGTAGTGAGGAACTGGAACGGAAAGATGCTGCCATATTTAAATTGAAGAACGGGTGCATCCGGCCCCTTATGGTTTCTCTTTGGAATCCTTTTAAGAAATCTGCTGCTGAGGTCAGTTGCGTAATTTTGGTATACTCTTCAAGACCAGCGCAATGTATTTGACCCAATGCTTCCTTGCTTACTTTAGCCGCACCCGTATCTGTAAACAGAATGGCTTCAAATCCCATGACTTCAAATAATACTTTTCTAAGTTGGTTGTCTTTTGTAATACTCATATTGTTACCAAATTCTTTACCCCACGCCTTGCCTAATTCACTAGCCTTAAATTTAGAGTACAAATGAGGGATAACTCTCTCTCGAATATGCCCTTCTTTTTCTTTGCAGTATTTTGCATTTGTTCTTATGCCATTCCTTTCTACTTCACCTAAAGTAATAAGTCCGTTATGGAATAGTTTTGAAGCTTCTCTCAGGCCCGGTTCTTTTTCAAATTCCTTTTCTTGTTCCAAATATAATCTAAAATCGAACATGGAGTCCATGCCACAATAGAGCATGGTTTCTTCTATAGGTGCTTCATCAAGTCTGTTTAATGCGTTACCTCCTTTATCTGCTTCCCCTGTTTTTTTACCTTTCATAAAACTATCTAGGTGACTAGCATAATCTACAAGACCATATCGAACATAGACCTGGAATTTTAAACCAGAAGTCCCAGACCTTTCATCTAGTATGTGTTGGTTTGTCATTGTGCACGATTTCCAACCCCTTACAGGGCCCAACCCCTTTTCTACTGTCCAAGTATCCTCAAATTTTAGACCGTGCGCAACCTTCCTAATTCTTTTCTCACCCATTATCGCACGGAACAGCTTCTTTGACCTAGCTCCTTCCAAAAGAAAAGATATTGCACTGTCTGGGTTAGTAGCTATAGATGCACATATTATCTTTTGTTTCTTTCGATGAGGTTTTAACCCTGTGGCTTCGTAATCATATGTTATTAACTTTGGCTTTGTTCGATATATCTTCTTTAGTTCTGTTATGATCTGTTCTTCAGTTGTCAATACATTTATTTTTTTATCTTCTTGCCCGTAATCGGGAAAGGGTTTGTCTAATAACGCCAAGCCCTTTGATATGTCCTGTTCCCATAGCACAGTAGTGGCCTTATGTTTTGCATTCTCCTGCCTCATAACATACGAGGGATGAAAGGTAGCCATGACCCAACACCCGGTTTCTTGGTCTGGTATAGCCCAGCCCCTCCATTTTGTAACGCCACCAAGGTTCTTCTTCCATCGGTGGGCAAGGAAGCTTTCAATAGCAGCGTTGCCCAGTAAGAATATCAACTTGGGTTTATAACTTCGTATTTCTTGCCACACCCTATCACGGCAAGCATTTATTTCCTGTGCCTTCGGTGTGCGATTTTTAGGTGGACGACAATTAACCGCATTTGTTTTCCTGCAATCCCGGTCTAAGTCTATATCAAACTTTTCTAATACAACCCGTAACCTTTGACCAGCCTCACCTATTAATTGTATGCCCTCAGCGTCCTCAGCCTTACCAGGAGCCTCGGCAATCCATAATATACCCTTATGCCCCTGCCCGGTGGGCTTCATACGTGGTGAGCGTACTCCTTTACTAAGCGCACAGGGGCAAGTGTTCCTTGGGTTGAGCCTTTTAATAACCCCGGCCCCAGCGTTTTTAGTTGGGAAGAAAAACCCTGACATTATAGATACTCCTTTATGCCCTTTTGTTCGTATAAGAACGGTTCATTTTCAGCGTTCGGGTGTTGGTGTCTACTTGTACTTTTAAAATGGTATTGTAAATATGATAGCAACCCCTTTTGAGAACTACCAAAGGGGTTATCCACCTTTGGGAGCAGCCCGAGCCGGAAACCACCGTTGTAATCGCATTTATAACAAGGTCTAAATACCCTTTGCTTAGTTTGTAGCAGCCACCTCACAGCATTAAAGGCTTTCCCCTCCCATATTTCCTTTAAGCCATTCCTATCTCCTTTGAACTTTCCGGCAACGAACTCATGTCGGTAGTCTAAACAACATATAAGGATATCCCCATTATATGCTATGGTTAAATCTCTAAAGGGCCGGAAGCATTTCTTTTGTAAAGGATGACGTAAAGGGTAGACACCAAACTTCTTTAGTAGAGTGAAGTTGCCATTCCCTGCTGAGTTTAAAATTACCCGTTGTATTTTCTTTTTATTGCTTGTAGATAAATCGTCAACAATCAGGACAGTTGCAAATTCATACCCATTATAATAGTAAGGGTTTATAGAACCTTTCTCATAATATTCTTCTAAGTTTGCAGACACTCCTTTACATACTTCAAGGAGTTCTTCTTGTTTAGTATACATGTCTACCATTAAAATGTTTAAACCCATTTGGAATAACTTATCCCCTGCATTTGGGCCATGCTTTAGTAGAGCATATCCATTTGTCGTAAGTTGTAACTGTGCTTTAGGCAGGCCCTCACGGAACATCCTTATTATTTGATAAAGCTTTGGATGCAAGGTAGGTTCTCCATGCCCAGCAAACTCTATTCTAATTTTCTTCTCCTCCCCAAGCCAATACCTTAATGATTTTATTATGCTAGCGACTAGGCTGATCTCTACGAACTTCTTTGTCTTAGGGTTTCCAATTGCATGTATCCCACAAAATGTACAGGCCCTATTACAGCCTTCTACAAGTTCCATTTTTATATTGTATGGTTGCCAACTCATTTTAAGAACCCGGCTATACCATCTGAGCGATTATTAGGATGATAAGCCTTCTTCCATTGCACTATTACATCAGTCCTTACATTTTCACCTGCTTCGTTTTTCTCCATCCCATCCCAACCACCTTTTGTAGTTTTAACCACACTTCTCACTTCTGGATGGTTTGCCACCATCCATTTAACCGTTCTTTTCATTACTTCACTATCTCTATATTCCGAGCAACCGCCACTAGCATTGCTCCCGCTGTCTACTTGTGCATAATTGTAGTAAACGCGGTTCGGGTATCCCGCGTTCAACCAACACAACGTGAGGTGAAAGTCTTGCATCCCGCAACTGGGGTCTGGATGTGGGTCAAATCTAGCCCCAACCTTGTCGAAGACCCTTTTGTCTAGGGCATAGCACCTTGTTACTCTTGTGATGTCGGTGTAGTCGTCTGTAACACGATTATTACCCAGCCGCGTGCTAATACCTATTAAGGGGATTTGGTCGTCTTGAAGGCCGTATAAGACCTGTGCGAGCATAGCGTCCATATCACTCGGCTCACATTTCTTTAGCTTGTAGGCTTCATCCCGGACAAGGAAGTCTAAATCGTCGTCCATTAGGAACACAAACCTTTCCTTTGCGTTTTCGGTAACCCATTGCCGTTGTGGTGATAGGAATCTGGGGACTGTTTTGGGTATGCTTAATATGTTCCAGTACTTCATATAATACTTATACCTGCGCACTTGGTCATGAGGCACGGCTATGTATACAAACTTTTTCCAGCGCTCAGGCATTTGGTTTATTGTCTTAACTATCTTTTCCCTTTTAGATGAGTTTATGTAGATACCTATCTTACTGGCCATGAGAGCCTCCCTTACTGTTTCGTTCTTTTATCTCATCCTCAGTAGGATTTTCAAACCGCCATTCTTCGCTATTACATTGACCACAAAATGTTCCTCCACTAACTACAGTCATAGGAACATCAGGTGGCACTGCATCTTTTTCACCACAACCCTCACATACCATCCAGACAAATGAATGAGCACATTCAGTATCATCTTTATGCCAGCATCCACATTCTTTACAAATCATTTTTAATAACCCCCCTTACTTTGTTAAGTCCACACCTTCTTTAACCCACCTGCCTTCGTACTCAGATGGGTTGTAACGATAAACTAGGTTGCCTTCCTTATCCAATGTACTTATTGGCATAACTTTGCCGTGCAAATAGTTCCTGGGGTTTGCAGGACTCCTGAGGTTATTCCATTTGTCTTGGAGTATGTTCCGTTGAGTCCTAATATTTACAATAGCGGTGGGTTCACCTACTGTGCTAACATGGTCGCTAGCAAAACCGACTTCGTCTAGATAACTTTCGTTACCATAGACTTCCCCGAAGTAGAAGTCACGCAGTTCGCCATTTTTATGATATGCTTTCCTTGCTTCCTTGACATGATAAGTAAGTTGTGAACGTGTCCAGTTTTGGAGTTCCGGGTTCTTCTCGAAATTATCAGGCATAGCGCAACAGGACCCACTGGTATTCAGTTCCTTAAAGTCGGGGTCACTACAGGCGAACACCATGCCATGCTTAATGCAAAATTCGTATACTTGTCGAACGTATGCTTCTTTGACCAATCTGTTCAACCTCATATAGCCTCCGCGCTCGCTCGGGCTTAATATTCTAAAGTATTCTTCAAGGTTGTCCACACCAATTATCTGTGCTAACCATTCATGCCTTTTCCTCATACCTAAATTAGCACGGGAGTCCATTGCAAAGAACTCCATACTCACCCCCCGCGCTCCGGCCCGGTAACTCCTATCCAGTAGCTCGTCAAGGCCCTCCTCGCTCACCCCTATAATGAACGGCCTCAATCGTAGGATAGTGTAGTACCCCATATCTGATAAGAGCTTCATAGCCTCCAAACGCCGAGAGGTATTGGGCACACCGATCTCTACCTTTTGGGATAGCTCGTCACTATTAGTAATGATGCTTATTTGGAAAGCAAAGTTCTGTTGGTGTGCATAATGTTCGAACGTCTTTATGTAAGGTGCTTTAAATATGGTGTCGCCCTTAAAGCTAAAGAGTGTGGGGTAGCTGTTATGCCCAAGGGCACGTATGAGTTTTAACCCCACACTATTCTTGCTTTCGAAATTGCAGAACGGGTCGGCAAGCCCTCCCCAATGTAATAAGAACCTTTTCTCATAAAAGTGCTTGTAAAAAAGACTGCCTCTCCCCCTTTTGGTTTTGCCTTCCATAGCTGCTATTTGTTTTTTCCAATTAACTGGTTGAAGTCCCACTTGTTCCTTTACTGAAGGATTGTTGCTCTTAAAGACGTATGCGAAACAGTAAATGCAACCCAACGAACAGAAGTTATAATGGTCAAATGTCATGGGCATAGAACAGTCAACTATTTCGCTGGATATTCTTGGTGAGCAATAAAATCCCGTATCTTCTTTTATGGAAGTACCCTTGTTTTCCAGCATCCATCTTTTGGCTTCCTTTATTACAGTAGAGTTTAGTTCGCTCATGACGTCAGCCCTTTCCTATATGCTATCTTACCTTTCTTTTTATTGAACCGTATGTTATGTGCTTCCATTTCTTTTAAAAGGGCGGACATTAATTTCATGCCTTGGACAGATACATTTTTTGTTACATAGGTGCTCACTTTGAAATACTTTGCGAATAATTCGACCTCATCTGTAGTTTTAAAAACCAGCATAACGGTCCTATCAGATACAGTATCGGCTGTGGCCCTTTTACCCACGTGTGGAGGCAGCACCTCTGGCTTTAGTAAAGCCATTTCTAGTTTCCTTACCTTCTTCTTTGGCTCCCCTTTGCTGGCCTTCTCAAACTTCTCAACATTACTGCTTCCCCCTCCACCAATGAAGTCGCCTATACCCTTACCCATAATCAACTCGCTATTGGGGTTATGGCCCACAGATTATTCCTGTAAGAAATAATGAGTGGCTTGCCATTGTTCATGTATACCAATATCTTCTCATCGCCCTCTTGCTGTTGGAGTAAGTATTTCAGTATTGGGATGAGGTATGTCGTATAGACCTCAACAGATGTTTCTGGCCCTATATTGTCGGCCTTACCCAACCGCACATTGAATTCTTGGTCGCCCTCTGGGCTCCTTGCGAATAGCCATCCCCTGTTTTCATAGAACACAGCGCTGTTAACTGGTACTAAACTATGACAGTAGACCACCTCTTTAATCGAAGCGAGTGTTATGGCGAAAGAACCTTCTGCTTGCTCCAACAGCTTTTTCTTAATACCGCTTTTGGAAACCGCAGTGGGTATCTCATCAGGAGACAGGAGTGTGGTTCGTATTTCTGATTTGTTTGCTTTGAGGGACAACTGTTTCCCATCTCGGATGGATAGCTTCACCTTGTCATCGTCCCCAACCCCATCTAAGAATTTACAGATAGTGCCTATGTTTATTAAACCGTGACGACCTTCTTCCAAGCCTTCAACGGTGCCTTCACAGCAAACACATAAGCTGTTGGACATATCCACTGCTTGTATACTACCTTTGCCATTTTCAATTTGGAGCACACACTCATCAATGGTCCCGTTAAGGTGTACTCCTCCTAGCAACTCCAATAGTTCCTTGGAGTTTGCTTCGCCCTGCTGCTTCTTCACTTCCTTCTTCTTCTTCTTTTTTTGTTCCATGGCACTGCTCTCCTTATGGGGTGTTAAATGTTAGATATATGTCGACCCCATAGGTTTTCATACCTTTGGGGCCGACATGTTCGATCTCTTCCGATACTGTTACTTCTTTTTCTTCTTCTTCTTCTTTTTCTTCTTTTTCTTCTTCTCCGTGGTCTCAGCCTTCTTCGGGGTTTTCTTGGTAGAAGCAGCCCCGGACTTGCCGGTCTTTATGGATGTTACCTTCTCTGTATCTTCGTCCACAATGACCCGGACGCTCTTCTCGTTGGCGAGGTATATGAAGTACCGCTTCAGCCTTTTTACCTCCACCCCCGCCTTCTTCGCTATTGCCTTGAGCGTGGAGCCTTCGCTGTTGACAAGGACATCGTCTATTGCGGCGCGGCTGCTGCCAGCCCGGTGGCCATAGGCACTCTTCTCTACTTCTTCCTTCTTAACAGTGCTCTTCTCTGCGGCCTGCTTCTTCACCTTCTTCTTCTTCTTTTTCTTCTTCTTGTTCGCCATGTCGCCTTCCTCCTTCAATGCTACCGAAACAGTTTTCTTTAACGGGACGCCATCGCTATCCCGCTGTGAGGGCAGGGCAATGCCCAAAGCCCTCATTGACCTTAATGCTTCTTTACTGTACTTATCGGTGGGTAGTATTTCGTGAGCCTCTTTCATAATCCCTTTTATCATGGTATCAGGCTCTGCTCTCGTGTCGATGAGGGGCACGAGTTCCATTTCCTTATTCATTTCCCTTGCTAAGACCTTTAGCTCCTTACGAGTCGGCCCTTGTGTGTGTTTTAGCTTTTTCTTTTTACGCTTTGTTTCCATCACCTAACCTCCTCATATTTAATTATACTGTCAAAGTGGTTTATCTAAAGGCAATTTATGCCCCCTCAGTATCAACGAACAGCCTGGTACCACAATATGGGCAGAACTCCCCATGACTACCTGCCCCAGCTTCGTCTCTTTGACATTCACGACTTGTTCCCCATTCTAAGCAGTTACATACCCTTCTCATAGTTTTCTCCTTATGTTCTGTAGCTGTTTAAATAAGGTCGTCCAATATCACGGCATTCCAATACCATGCAAGTCTTGTTTACATCATAGTCGTCCTCCCTTACAAACATCCGTCCTATCCTTATCACCTTGTCTCGCTTTTCAGCGGGGGTTTGGTTAAGCGTCCAAATAGCCGTTACGTGGGCATACTTGCCTTTGTGCTCGGTAAAGTTTTGTTCCCTTACTTGTGTACTTTTATAGCTTTGCGCGTCACTTTGTGTTGCAGTAATTACAGCACAATATCTGTCTAGAGCTAAGATCCTTAATGCTGCCCACTTGCTATCCTCTTGGTGACGGAAGTCCCTATCGCCCCCATGGTCTGGGGAAAGCTTGTCTACAAAATCTAGTACAATTAAGTCGGGCACGAAACCTTCTTCTGCTTCCCATATGTCTAATTGGGTTAGGATAGAACCAGGTGAAGCAGAAGAGACCACGACAAGTTTATATTTTATCCCTGATAGACGTGGTGACATACGTTCCCTATGTTTTCTAACATCACTTTCTGTTACGCCCTCTAATGTAATTAACTTATGCCACACTGCACCACGGTATTTATACCTATCGTTCTTTTTACAATAAGTGCAAGGGACGTGGTCAGGACTTTCTTTGATGGAACTCTTAACCCACCCCTCCCCCCCTTCTTGTTGTAATACCGCTTCACCTTCTGGGTTTACCCGTTCATCAAGGTCGCAATCATCAATTTGATTATGGAAGCAATCCATAACGGGGTACAGTACTTCCTTCCCTACTTTCCTCCGGTCAAAGGTTTTCCGGGTATGGTAACTTATATCCCTCCGAAGGGTTTGGGCCTCGGACATATCGCCTACAACAAAACGCACTACATTGCATCGTGCCCACCGTGCCCGTTCAGCTATCTCCATTAACCAAAACGACTTGCCTCGCTTTTCCGGTGCCATGATACTAATGAAGTCACCCCGGCTTATGGGGCCAAGGAAAGTGCCGAGTTCACCGGGCATAGTAAATAGTGTATCACCGTCAACGTCAAAGGCCGTTTCTAAGGCGCTCTCATCCATTAGGGGGTCAATACCTTTAGTTTTAACCCGTTCGGGTAGTGAGGGCCGGATGAGGCACTCATGGGCACCTTGTACGTCCCCTTCTATGAGCTTCACCTGCGCGTTATCCATGATTACCTGCATGGCTTGCGCCTTAAACCAATCCTCTGCCTTATCCAAAAGGTATTGGGCATTGAATTGTGTTTCATTATGTTTCCAATCGCTGCTTAACTGTCCCAGATAGGCTTCAATTGCTTCGGCTTGGTCAGGGGGCAGCTTGT